TATGTGATGAGTTCAGCTTTAGAACTTGGAGATGCCATTACACACAAAAATCCCTTCTTACCTATTTAGGAAGAAGGGATTTGATATTTATTCTGCTGGTGCTTCTGGTTCTGGTGGTGCAGGTGGTGTTTCAGATTCACCTTCTAAAAGACCTAGTGTTTCTAAACCTCCTACCAATTTCATTTTATATTCTTTTGCTTTGACTAGATTTGCTTCTAGCTCTATAATTTGCTTTTCGGTAGAAGCAATCTGTTCTTCAAAATTCTTTTTTAATTGTGCAGGATCCATAGTTATCACATTAAATGGTGTGTGTATTATTTATTATAGTTCAGTATTCTCAATCCAACTGGTAATAATATATTTCTCACCAGATAATGGAGGGTTTCCCCTATGCGTATGCATCCACTGTGCTGGCCAGATTAAAAATTTACCTCTCTCTGGTTTTACTCTGAGGGACTGATATAAAAATTCAGTTTCCCCACCTTCTTCAACATCATTTAGATATAACATTGTAGCAAACATTCTTCTATTGTTCGCATACGGTCCATCTTCATAATGCCAAACATGATACCCTTGAGATTTGGAAGTCTTTTGAATATTCATATAAGCTTGTTGAAACTCAAAATTAGCAACACTATTCCACCTTTGAACATACAAGTCCATTGCTTGGGAAGTTAGATTATTATAATCAGAAAGTAATGGAACGTTTCTATTAAAATTCAACATATGAGAAGTAGTATCAATAGTAACAAGATCATCCTGTACTAGTTGTGCTCTTTTTTGAGGTTTATTATCTTCAACATTTACATTTCTTCTGCGAATAATATTATTTGCTTCATCTGATCTTTTATGGAAGTCAATATACTGACTGCAATTTATATCGGAATAAAATATTCCGATAAAATCATCTCTCAATTCAAAATCTTTAATCATAATTTTACTCTGGTTCCTTCGTGATTGCCGTAATTTCCACGCAATACAACATTAGATGCTATAGAAATTCTATCATACATATGAACATTTATCAATGCTTGGTGAAGTAGATATGAAGGAAAAATTATAAGATCTCCTTCTTCTGGTTGGATGAAATAAGAATTTGCATTATAAGCAGTGTTATCTATTTTAGTTGGAGAGAATTGTGTAATCCACGGTCTCTGAAAAACAATAGGACTATTGATTTTCTCTGTATAAAAAACACAACTTAAAAATTGATTATCATGTGAATGAGGTATCATTTCGTTTGTATGGGAATGTGGCTTCATAATATTAATCCACATGGTTGTAATATCAATTTCATAATCAGTGGAGTATCCCATTTCAGATAAACAATCTTTTGCCGACTCCTTTTTAAAATTTACAAGTTCTGTAAAATTCTTATCTTGATGGAGATCAAATGTTTGTTGGTGATTATACTTTTTCAGATCTAAATTTTTTATCACCTCTACATTATTATATGTAAATATAGGTACTGTAAACGCATCAATAACTGTCATCTCCAAAACTCTATGTCTTTATATTTTTTTATGATAGAAGGGGGTAAAACATCATGTGGATTTCTAGAAGTTTTCTCTACAGTATTTCTAACGTAATGAAGATCTGGTAATCCTAGTAGATCATCCCTTGGGGGAAATTTGTTCTCTAAATTTTTATACTCATGCTGATGCTCTGGTAAATCTAAAAATCTATACAACTTACTAATAGTTTTATTTGTGTTTAAAACTAGGTCGTCATATTCAACTAGATGAACACAATCCAATTTATAGGATTCTCTCATACAGTTTATCACAAGATCAATTAGACCTTCTCTTTGCATCAACCATTCACAACGATTTGAATTATTAATTTCTAATCCAAGCTTGGATAAATTTACATCAACAAAAGAATTTTTAGATCTTTCAATTAAACAGACATATGATGTTAGTATTTCTAGAATACTTCTAACACAACAAATCACCTTAATATTTTGGTTTATAACTCCCAGTATGTGATTGATGTTGAAAATGCTATTCCACACTCTACATTTATCAAAGATATATTTTTCTTTTACATCCGAATAATATCCGTCAGCAATTCCCTTTGCGATGTGTTTAAAACAATCAACTTTTGGATATAATAATTGTTGTTCATTAGTTCCTAATACGTCATACACACTAGATACTAAATTACATACTGGAGATTCTGGACCAGAATGAAATGTTGAATTTTGATTTAGAATTGTTGAAAGCAATGTTTCTCCAGCTCTAGGAAATCCAGCAATAAAAAAATATTCTTTATTCATCAATGTAATCTTCTACTCTTAAAATAGCAGAAGATAAATTTCTACCATCATTAAAGTTAACTTTTCCATATGGCATTGAATTAAATGCTATAGACCATCTCTCTTCTTCTCTATCATTAATTGCTCCGTGTTCTACCCAGTGAGGAAAAAACACTGCTCTTCCTGGGACAGGATCTAAAGTAAAATATGAATTCTCGTGTGGAGAGATAGGCATTGTAGATTGATGTGATCTATACACAACTGGATCTCTTACAGCAAGAGGAGCTCCCTCAGTTAAGAAAAACACCCCACTCCATGCACTCATAGGATGACGATGAAATTGATTTGAAGTATGTGGACCATATTTGTTTGCCCACGCTGTAGTTATTTTAAATCCATCACACTTAAATTCATATCCTTGTTTTAGTTCTTCAAGGCACTGATTTATAAATCCAAATAACTCTGAGCAGTTAGGATCTAGATATAGATTAGGTGTGGATTGATCAACAACCTGTGTCCCTTCGTTAGTAAAAGATCTTTTAATGTATTCTAAAAGAGCTTCAGTATCACCTTCCCAGTCAGAATGAAACAATCTGGTTGGGAAAATTTCCAATGCTTGTAATGCCATAATCACATAAAATTAAAGTTGAATGAAATAGTTACCCTCAACTCATCACTTGTTTGTCTAGCAACTCTATGTTCAAAAAATGATGGGAAGATTAAAATGTCCCCTTCTTCAACTTCTAGTGTTGATTGAGGATGCCACATTGGTGGGATTTGATCCATAAGAAAAGACTCATGTCTTGGAGACGAAGAGATAGACACTTGCCTATATGGATTTACAAATATAGTAGAAGTATGAACTTCTGGATTATATTTTAAATAATGAACAGCAGAAAATTGGCATGGTAAATGATCATGTAAATCATGAGATTGATTGGTTTTATATGCATTAACCCATGCACTATTGACAGAAACTTGTCCAGAAATATTCATTTCTTTAGCAAGCTCTTCAAAATTAGGCACATACAAAGGCAATACGTCTTGCCAAGAAAATCCAACATCTTTACCATAACTGGTAAAAATATCATTATCCCATGGAGCAGAGAACGTTGTTGGATTCTTTTCGTATTCTTCTTCTACCCACCCCATACACAGAGACTGGATATCAGAATTGCTCTCTACCTTTGCTTTGTAAATTGATATAGGAAATAATTCAGTTATCATAATATACGTCGTATCAAATTATTATAGCATAACTTCCTCAATCTCGCATCTATCCAGAGTAAACTCTGGCATGTGTTGATCCGTTGGAATGTTTGGATCTCTCTTACATTCCATAGAAAACTTTACTTGATTTAATGTAGGTGCTACAGTAAACTTACTGTCATCTGGTGTCATGTATTTGGTTGGAGGAACCTTAACAATATTTGTATTGTTTAGTTTTCCAGCATCATCATAAAGTTCTATAACGTATGTAAATTCGTTATTTGCATCTACAACTGTTTTGTTTTTAAAAATTTTAAGTTTCATTTATCTTACCCAAAGTGCTAGGTTATAATTAACAACTCCATTACCACCACCCATACAATTGATGAATGGAGAATTTGGGTTAATACCACCTAGGTAGTTAACTCCATTACTGTTGGATCCATAAATCTCCTTTCCTCCACAATATGCAGAAACCATACAGTATCCAGCATATCCACCCCAGTTACCATTGTGTCCGTGTTTTACACCAACACCACCAGCAGTGTATCCATAGTTACCATTACCAGAGGCACCTGATGTAGAAATTCTTGCTTTTGCTTCGTTGGAAGAATTAAAATTGTTAGTAACATTAAACATCAAATTATATGATGCGTTGTTATAACCATTAATAGTATTTGAAATAAACAAATCTCCACCCAAAATTTGTGGGCGGTTATTATTCCAAGTTAATCCTTGAGAATAATCTTGACCACTTTCTCTTGCACTATTTGAAATAGTTTTATTTGTACCCGATGCCATCATGGTATACATGGTCTGACCAGGATAGTTATCATTCTTGTAAACTCCATATCCATGAAGTTGACCAGCTGTATTGTCAAATCCACCTTGTTTGTGAACCATGAAACAAAATTTACTTACTGGGTATTTGTCGTAAGCTCTTGTTTTAACATTTGCTGTCCATGGATTATTTGCTGATGATCCCTGTGAGTTCTGGGTAGTCCAGAAAGAAGTATTATCCCAATGCGGAATTCCTCCTTGACTATTTTGAGCACTGTCTGTATTAATATTAAATACTAAAATCCAAGGAACTCCATCAATTGAACTCTGCATCTTGCAATATGCTTGATATGTCTGAGCACCAGAATCTTGAAACCAGTAAACACCATCAGCAGTAATACCAGCATCTACTAAATCTTGTAAAGAAGTAGCAGCTTTTTCTGCGGAAGAACCATCATTTCCTGTGCTTCCTCCACTACTCCAATCAGTTCCGTTCCATACTTGGACTACATTGTCTTCAGTATTGAAGATCATAAATCCTGTTGAAACTCCACTTAGTGCATCTCTTTGAGAAACATTATATGTTGGAAGATTTAATTTTTCCGTGACATTTAAAGTCCCTGCGTTTAATGTAGACATATCTTTTCCTGACTAGACGTATTTATAGTTTAGGTTATTATAAAGTAATAGTTATGGTGTAGACCAAGTTGCTGGAACTTTTTTCCATTCCTTATCAGTCATATCATTAACGTTTTTTGGTGCCCACACATAGATAAAACCATCGTCTGTATTGTACACCAAAGTTCCATCATCAGCATCACCAGGCATAGATGATATATTGCCGTATTTTGGTAAAACTACACCAACACTAGATATAGCATTTTTTAATGTTAATTTTGCTGACATGCCAAATATACAATGTTAATACTATTTAGTTAGATAATAGACCAAGTACCACCACTAGAAATTGTGATAGTGTAACCATCCGCAATTTCTACTGGACCACCTGACTGTGCGATAACACCAGAATTAACAGTGGCATTACTTTCAATTAAATTAGATGTTGTTCTAATGATTCCTTTAGAATCTAACCATTGTGCTTGTCCACCAACATACATCTTCCCAGACATATTAAGGTCACCAGATATATCTAATTGATAAGCAGGTGATGGAACATTACCAATACCAACCTTGGAGTTTCTGTAGATGTTAGCACCAGAATCATTTGAAGATTCTGTCCATCTAGAAGTTACAAACTCCTCATTGTTTTGGAAGAATTGACCATTGAGGTTCATATCACCCTGAACATTCAGGATATAATCTCTATTAACATTTGGATCTGCGCTAGTATCAGTACCAGAGAAAGTGTTAGTATTAATACCAACCCTGTTATTAGCACCTTGAATTGCGATTGCTGGTGCTCCAGCTGGAGTTGCTAAACTCTTCCAATCATCTTGACCATTGGTTTCAGATGAGTAAATTTCAAAAAGATCAGCACCACCACCAATGTTAGATCCTAAACGGAATCCTCTACCACCACCAGCAGCAGTTCCACCACCTCTTAATTGGATGTCTGCTTCTTGGTTTGCAGTTCCTTTAGCAATCCTTACACTGTTAAGTGCGTGTGTGATATCACTGTAAATGTTCTGCCATCTTGTACCATCAGCACCAAAATCTTGATCACTATCTTCACCAGGAAGAACATTTCCACCGCTGCTAATAACCAACCTTGTAGCAGAACTAGAACCAGCTGTTCTAGTTCTAAAGATCAGTTCACCAACACTACTACCAGTTCTATGTGTTGAAATACCCCATTGAGCAGCACCAGATGCACCATGTTGTAGAATCAGACCAGATTCACCAGCATTGTTTTGATTGAATACACTTGAATGATAGATTGATCTTTGTGAAGATAATGCTGCAGTTTCATCATACTCATTATCACCAATGTTATCATAAACATTAAATGTAACATTATTAGAGTTAGTTGTTTGACCAATGTTAACTACGTTATCAGTAGCATTAACGTAGAAAGTTCCAGAATCAACAGTTAGATTAGTACCAATAGTTGCACTTGCTCCAACAGATAAAGTACCAGTTCCTTGAATGTTAATGTTATTATTACCAGTGATTGTTAAACCACCAGTCATTGTATCACCAGTTTTCAATACGTTGAGTGAAGCAGCACCTGTTAATGCAGCAGTGATTGTACCAGCAGCAAAATTGCCACTGGTATCTCTCATTACAGCAGACTTGAGTGACGCTGTAGATGAAACGTTAGCAGTGTTAAAAGCAACGTTACCTGCGTTCCAAAGAATGTTATTGTTAACCTTTAATGCATTTTCATCTACAACTTTAAATTCTAAAGAACCAGATCCTTCTGTTGCATCACCACCATCGGCAATAATAGCAGAGTTGTAAGAAGGATCACCATTGTTATCTGCAGCTTGTTGTAGAGATGAGTTAAACCAGATGTATGGATTTGTGGCAAAACTGCCATCATATCTACCAAGTCTTACAAAACCATTTCCACCATCATTTCCAATTTCTGCAAATTGTGTGGTGTTGCTATCATAAATTTCATAGTTTTCAAAGTTTCTTTCATCACCAGCAACTCCCACGAATATAGCAGTCTCAAGATTACCACCAGAAGCAAGTCTACCAATAAGCATTGTGTAACTTCTAGTAGAATCATTCTGATCATCTAATTGCTGTACATTATCAATAAAGAAGTCACCAATGTCTTGCTTGTTAACATTGTAGATATTAATTTGAGAACCTGGTTCAAAATCTCCACCTACTGAAGTATCAAGAACTTGTCTTACTAAAATTCTGTATGAAACATCGGTTCCAGTATATGATTTGATCTCAATTTTATTTCTAAATTTAGTAGAACTTCTCCATACTGGAAGTCTTGTATCAAAAATTTCATTATTCTGAATATTCCAACCATCTTGATACCAAGCACCCTCTTTATTATCAAGTTTGTCAGCATCTAATCCTGAGTCAATACCCTGATTTCCTGAGTTCCAAATTTGATACCAAGATCCATATGTTGTTACACCATCACCAGAACCTCGTAAATATAATCTATCGTCATTACCAAATGCGAGTTGTCTGACACCACCATATGTGGCATCAATACCAGACTCACCATTACGGAGAGTCATAACTAAGTGTTTAGCTGAGTTAGAAGTACCAGTGTCTACACTTGGGAATGCTGTTAATAACCCATTAGAACTATTGAATACTGTGCTTAGTGTTAAACCTTGAACCGAATCACTTGGTGATGGGTTAGAAGTTGGGTTATTAATACCAGTGTCAACACGAAGTGTGTTAGTAGATCTACCACTAATATCAATACTGTAAGTACCACTAGCAAGTTTATCAGGACCGATACTACTGTCAACGAAGAACGCACCGTTAAGGTAGTAACCACCTTGCTGACCATCTAATAAATCTGCATCAAGTCCACTGTCAGGACCAGTTTTAATTGTAATAGAACCGTTTCCTTCTTGTCCAATGTTGAACTGAGATTTCTTAAATCTAGAAACACCAATTGTTCCGAAAAGATCAGCAGAAATTGTTAAATCAGAAACTCTTTGAATATCAACTGCAACGTTAGCAAACTGCTTATTAACAGTGCTAACTTTACCAAGAAGAACTAGGTTAGATCCAGCACCAATTGCACCTGGATTAGGAGTAATTTGGAAATCTGCAGTATAACCAGAACCAGCATTTGTTACAGTTGCATCTGTAATTGCTCCACCAGAAATAATAAGGTTAGCTCTTAAATCATTTCCTGTTCCTCCATCAAGACCAATATCAAAATATTGACCGTCAGTGTAACCAGTGCCAGGATTAGCAATTACAACACTGTCAATAAAGTTACCAATTGTATTTGAAGAATCAAATGTTAGAGGAGATTCTCCTCTTTCAAATTCAATAACTGTTCCTAATGCAATTGTTGCTGTAATTGGATTATTAAGAGAAACAGTTGTCAATCCACCAACAGTAGTAATTCCATTGATGTTTGTATTTGCTGCAATACCAGCAACGTTTGCTACAACTGAGTGACCAATCAAAGCATCAGAATTGCTAGTAAAGATAAAGGCGTTAGCACCAACTGATGCTTGAGCAGCGAGTCTTGCGAAGTATCTTGTTTCTGCACCTTTAACTGACTGAACAGCAGGAGCAAAGTTTTGGTCACCTCTTAAGAAGGTGAAAGAGTTAGCAGCACCACCTGATGCCAATCTATCTGTTTCAATGACACCCGATGTAATATCTGATGCGGCAATTTGGTTAGATGATAGTGATACCCAGTTAGAATTGTTAGTAGAAGATGTGTTGACAACTCTGCTAATATTGATAGTATTTGCAGATGGTGAATCACTATCATCAAATGTATCAGTATCAAGCATCTTGATATTGTTAACAATATCACCATACAATCTACTTTCAATAAAACCATCTGCTTGTGCTTGCGTACCAGCTCCTGGAGGTGCTTGAATTGTAATTACTGGTTGTGTGGTATATCCAGAACCACCAATCAAACCAGCGTTTTCATTAATTGTAACAGTGACGATTTCACCGTTTGCAATTGTACAAGTTGCAGTTGCTGCAACAGCACCAGCTGTTGGATTACCACCAGAAATTGATACGGTAGGAGCAACAGTATATCCAGAACCACCGTTAGTAATAAGAATTTGGCGAAGTACACCCTCTCTATATTCAGTAGCTTGGATTCTACCTGTAGAAGGAGTACCAGTATATACATCGTTGATATTAAATACAAGAGTAGAATCAACTGCAAATCCTAAGAATAAACTCTCAAGGTCATTGTTCAAAATAAATGACTGTGATGTATCCTGTTGGATAGCGATGTCACCAGCAAGTGCTCCTTCAATCTTTAATCTATCTGCTTGAGTTGCAACAGTAAATACTTGGAAAGGTCTGAGTGCAGGGATCTGGTCAATAGAAATTTTACCAGAATCAGTAAGTTCAACCAGTGCTCTAGGAACAGCGTTAGTTGAGAAAGGTTTGTTAATATAAGGACCTAAGTTGTTTGTAATGAAGTCCTTAACTGCCTTCTGTGTAGGTAGTTTAGAGTCACTAGTGTTAGCACCACCAAGTGTGTTAGATGCATCAAAACCAGTAACAACAACATCACCACCCTTCAATTTCAAGAATTCAACTTCAGAAATTGTAACCGTACCAGTAAAGGTAATGTTACCAGTTCTGTTCTCAATTCTAGCAAATGTACCAACCTTGAAGTCTCCAAGTTCGTCAGTACCTGAAACATAAACACGACCATAATCTTGAGATACTTGCTCATTTGCTTCTACCTTAGTACCACCGTTTTCAGGTAATGCAAGATAATTGTTACCAGAACCAGCAAATTCCCAAGTGTGTGATGAGGAATTAACAATTGATGGTCTATGTAACTTGATTGTTGCGTTAGATGCAGCAGCTGGTGTTAACGCAGCTTGTAATGCTGTTAGTCCAGAAATAGTATTACCAGTTGCGGTTTCAATCAGACTTAATCCATTACCCACACCATCATCAATTATAAGAGTCGCTGAGAAAGGTGGTCCTACAGTAACACCACTTACACTATCAATAAAGAATTCTTTGGTTGGATCTGCATTTGTATATCCGTCCAATTTAACAATGTAGTGCTCAAGTGGTTCCCTACCAATACCACCAATTGTCATGGTGGTTCTTCCAGTTGGAGTCTGAGATACAACATTAACTGTTCCTTGGTCAAACTCATAACATTCTTCTCTATATCCCTTACCCCTTAAAGCATATGTACCAAAGTTGGTAGCAGAGTTAGTAATAGATGCATAACCACCTGATTCAGCAAGAACACCGTCTTGACAGAAAATAACAAATACAGAAACTAACTGTACATATCCATCTTCTATAATTCTATATCCAGTACCACCAAACGACACAATCGTGAACGCTGCAGCAACCATGGATTTACCCTGATTAGGGAAGGATGCTGTTCCATCTGGTTCTAATCCAGCAAATGGGCAGTTAGGTTGCTTAACTTTAGATCCATCAACAAGAGCACCACCACCCCCTCTAAAGGAAATAACAGATGCGTTCTGTGTATATGGAGATGCTTCAATGATAGGATAATCATCGTAAATACCACGAACTGCCATTCTCTGATTATAGAAATCAGTGATGTAACTATCTGGATATGTAATGATAGGAGCAGTATCATATAAAGTTCCAAACGTTTGGGTTGTAGATCCAGGAAGGGTTGTTCCGTCTAGAATATCTGCAAACAGTTCTAATGCTGTGTTAATACTAGATTCTACATTTGCACAAATTGATCCAGCACTAGAAGAATAAGCACTTACAGCATCTGTATTTGCTCTTATAAATGCGTGAGGTGAATTTGGAGTATGTGAAATTGCATTAGTTGTTGCAGATACGAATGTATGTGCAGATTGTGGTGTAAATTTAATACCATTTGCAAGACCACTTACAAATGTATGTGCGTAATTACCACCAGAAATTACTGCTCCAGCTGTTGCAGATACAAATGTATGGGTAGATCCTACACTAATTGCACCTTGTCCACCATTAACATTAATTGTAATTGTACCAGCTGCCTGATCTGCATTAGTAATTGGTAGAGCAGTGTCATATGCATAGTCAGCACCACTAGATGTATTAGCACCTGTTGCACGAGGATATGTACTCTGACTATTTGAAGATGCTATACCAACATTAACTTCAATTGTATCACTAGTTACAGCATCAATGTCAAGTGCTTGTCCTGATACAGGATCAGATGCTCTAGGATATGGGTGGTTTGTTGCATGATTATCAGCATCACAAGTAAATGTAACTCCACCGTTAGCAATCGTGACTTTATTACTTGTTGATAAACCATGAGCACCAGAGAATTTTAATATTAAAACTCCAGTTGTAGGATTATAAGTTGTACCTGTTATAGCAGTAAATGTATTGGTATTACCATTACTTGCTTGAATTGCTCCAGTAGTTCCACTTACAAATGTATGAGTTCCAACAGCAGCAGGACATTCAAATGTTAATGAATCTGTAGCAAGTTTAATGCTTGTTCCAACAGTAAGTCCATGATTTGCATTCAATTGAATAACTAAATCACCACTTGTAGTATTGTATGTTACTCCACTAGGAGTGAAATTAACAAGAGGAGTAGTACCAACATTAACAACTATTAATCCAGCTTGCCTCTTAATTCCGTTAGCTGCAGCACTTACAAATGTATGTGTATATTGATCAGCAGAAGAAGAAACACCAACATCAACTGAGAATGTATTGTCATCTATCTTTGTAATCGGTAACCAACGATTACTTGCATAATCAAATCCAGCACGAGGATAAGCATGATCAGTTGAATTACCATCAAGTTCACATTTATATGTTAATGCATCATCATCAATCTTGATATAATCACCAGTTGCCCATCCATGAGATGATAATGTGAATGTTATAATACCAGTAGCTGCATCGTATGGTGCATTGCTTACTGTATGTGATGAAGTTGTAACATCAGTAACCTCTAGAGATGTTCCAGATGCAGGGTCGGTTGAACGAGGATAACTATGTTGAGTTGCATTACCATCAAGATTACATGTAAACGTTACAGCACCATCTTCTAATACAATATTTCTTCCTACGCCAATACCATGTTGAGTACCTACATCAAGAATTAAAAGTCCAGATACAGGATCATATGCTGTGTTAGAACCTGCTTGGAATGTTCTATCTGCAGGAGATTTACCAACATTAACTGAAATTGTAGTTGCTGTTTTTCCTGCAATTGAAATTGATCTTCCACTAACTCTATCAATAGAAGGTCTTGGATATGTCTTAGTTGCAGTATTACCATCCATTAAACACTTGAATGATAATGAATTATCAGCAATAACAACACCTTCTCCAACATCTAAAGTATGAGCACCAATCTCTAGTGTCATTATTCCTGTTGCAGGATCATAACTTCCTGCAGTAGGTGTAAATTGAACATTACTACCAACAGCACCAACATTAACTGTAACTGTATTGGATGTTGTTCCAGTAATTACAAGGTTATTACCAAATGCAGGTTGACCATTTTGTGGATATCTATGCTCTGTAGCATCATTATCCATATCACAAGTAAACACCAATGATTCTGGTTGGAAACGAATTGTATTGGAGTTTGTTAAATTATGTGCAGTTGCAGTAGTAAATGTAAGATCACCATTTGCTGGATCATAAGTAACATTTGATGGAGTAAATATGCCAATAGGAGCAGCACCACTTTCAGTTAAGATACTCCAATCTTCATACCTAGGAATTGGAGATGTTAATGTAATAGGACCATAGATAATTTTAGTGCCATTAGCAAGAGCACTATCAAATGTATGTGTGTCAGTATTGCTTCCTGCAACACCAACATTAAGTGAAAGTGTAGTGTTACCACCACTAGAAGCTACGTTAGTGATTAAGAAACTCTTACCAAATGCAATGTCAGTTCTATAAGGACCTGCATCAGTACCACCACCACCATATGCACAAGTAAATGTTAACGCTCCCTCAGAGAAAGCAATCCTGTCTGAGTTTGCTACAGGTGCTACTGCTGGATCTGGAATAACTACTGTCAATGCTCCTGTAGCAGGAACATACGTAGATCCTGTTGGAGTTGTTAGTAAAACGTTTCCATCAGACCAGTTACGCATTGCCTGGATGGAATATAGTTTTACTCTTTCAAAAGCATAAAGTGTTTCTGCTCTTTGTCCTTCTGAGATACCAGAAAGAACAGTTCCGCTAAAGTATGCCTCTGCAGTAGAAACAACACCATGGTTTCCACCAAGAACTAAATCTCTCAATAATCCTTCTAATACAATCTTAATATCTCTACGACATTTTCTCTGATGTAAATCAGAAAGATCAAGTGTTGGATATGCAGCTTCTGTATCAATAAGTGCTTGATCTGCAATTACATCAGCGTTTCTTGCAATTAAATATGCAGCATCAAGATAAGTTCCATTAGCATTATTAGTGATAACATCAGCCCACAAGAACGATAAAGTATCAATAGCAGCTCTTACATCATCACAACGTGGATTTCCTGCTGTTGCTGATATAATTGTATCATCAATATATCTTGTAGATGTAGCATATTTTGTAACGTATAGAGGATCAGTAGGAGTTCTATCTTTAATCCTCCAGTTACACATTGCATAAATTGCTAATTCTCTGGCATATTCAATAGCACGCACATTCTGAATAATTTCATCATCAATATAAGTGATCTTGCCATCAATAATATATTTTTTAGAACCTTCAATAATATTATGGTTAGTTCCAAACTCAAGATCTCTTACTAGAGCATTTAAGAAGTGAATAATATCTTGCTTACATTGTGTATCACCATCATCACCAGTATTGATTCCAGAAGTTGGAGCACTGTATGCTGGATATACTTTTTGACCTGCACTACAAGAAATAAGAATATCTGCTAATTTAACAATATCATCTTCAGATAATGCACTAACAGCAGGATTAGTTGTTGTAACTGTAGCAACACCACCTACATTGTCATATACAAAATTACTAATTGTATACGAACTACCGCCAAATGTTACTGTACCACCACTAACATATGTGTTTACATGATCTGTAGCACCAAGATAAATGTCAAAAGTATTACTGACGGTATTAATATTATATACAGCAAAATAATCTTTTGAGAATTCCTTATTAATTCTACCAACTACTTCCTCTGCAATATAATCTCTATTATTTCTAATTAACTGACAAGCATCTTGATACCTTCTTTCAACAGGTGTAGCAAGAGGAAACTTGTTTGGTGAGTTTAATAGTGATAATGTAACAACTTTAGAATATGACTGTACTGTTGCAAATTCTCCTGGATTAAAGTTTGATGTTGTTAATGATGGGAATTTTTTAGGAATTACAAATCTTCTTGCACGACCATCAGCATCTTCTAAAACTTTGTAAATTCTTTGTTTACCATTAAGGAAAGACAAATCTGGACTATTAGTTGGCATTCCACTAATAATAATTTCTTGTCCTTCTTTAAATTCATGGAAATTTGTTCTACCTACAAGAGCACTTGTATAGAAAACAATACCACCAATATCTTCTGCACTTCCAAATTGAGCTTGTTGGAAACCACCTGTTGCAATACTAGCATCTCCTTGTAAAGAGAAATCAACTCTAGAAATAGGTAGAGTTGATGTTACATCTTGATCATAAGAAACAACTTCACCCTCAGATCTAATTGATTTTAGATTGACAGTATCTATTGTATTGGATACTGTTGTAGCAGAACTCATTGCAATGGTTTCTGTTAGTGTAGTATCCCAAGAAGGAGCACCTAAGATTGGAATAAACTCAACATCCCAATAAGTTGGTGAGTTTGAAGTATCAATACTAGTTACTTGATAATAACCTGATGTAAAACTAGAATTATCAGTATCATCTAAAAATACAACAGAATTTACTGGAATTTCAGATGATGGATCATTGGTAAACCTTAGTTTGTTATTACCAGATGTACCTGAAATAGTTAATGATGATGCACCACCAGTAGATGCAGATGTAATATAACTGTACTGATCACCTTCAATTAAGGAACCAGATTTTAACTGTACATCAATAGTACCAGTGACATATGCACTGGCACCTGTGGTGGTAGTAAAGGCAACATCAACAATATTTGCTCTAGCACCAGTGTTTAAACCTACAGCTTCAACATTAGATTGTAATAATGCCAATCCTGTGTTATTTTGGAATCCAATACGAAATCTTTCTGGTCCAAAAATTTGATGTCCAATTGGAAACTCTACACTAGCATCTCCGTTTGCTTCATTATCAATAACGATTCTTTGCTTATCGTCAAAGACCATAGCATAATCCCAAGTTCCAATTGAGTCGCCATTGGAATCAATTTTATCTCTATATGTTACTCCAGTAACATAGTTTTTATCACCAAATTTGAAAATATGTTTTCCAAGGTTAGCTGGTCTGACAATAACCAAACGAAGGTTGTCACCAACAACTGAACAGTCTGGAGGTAATGAAATTGGGTTATCTTCTACATAATCTCCACCAGATACAATAAGTGTTTCTTTAACACCAGGTGTTGACCATGCAATCTGTGCTGCTTTCTTGATAGTACGGACTGGGTTTACAGCAGAACGACCATCATTTAAGTCAGAACCAATTTGTGCGGACACATAAACACGACCACCAACGTCATTTGTTGCTAGGTTAAGTACGTATTCTGTAGTTGCAATTTTGTCAGATCTATCACCTAGTATGGGTGTGATAGAACGGGGAAATACACCAGCGTTACCAGTTTCAAGATACTTGAAATCATTATTATCGTCAACTCTGAAACCAATGTGTTTAAAGTTTACCTCACCATTAAGTACGATTCCATCTTTATGAATAGGAGCACTTGTTCCAGATGTTCCTGTGTTGGTTGCTTCGTATACATTTCCTTGTGCGTATCTATAAGCACCTTTAGCTACAATAACATTGGCAGCCCATGGCGTACCAGTTCCATTCATATATGTCTTAAGATTTGGTGCTCTTAAATTTAGATCTGGAGTGATAAAGTTCTCAATATCTAAGTTTAAAATTCTAGCAGTATCAGAAATAATAGATGTAGAGGTTCTGATAGCACCATTAATATCAAGTTCAAAATCAACAGTATCAAGGACTGAAGTTGCTGCAGCACCAGCTCCATTACCACCAGTAAATGCAACGTTTGGAGCAGTCGTGTATCCATTACCAGGATCATTTACTGCTACAGAAACAACAGCACCATTAAAAATAAACGCGGAAGCAAGAGCTTGAGTTCCTCCACTAGGAGGAGCATCAACAACAACAGTAGGAGCTAATGTATACCCAGAACCACCTGCAGTGACGTTGATATTATTAACTCTCTGACCAGTTCTGTTAATACCAACACGAGGTAACCCGCTTTGAGTATCTAACTCCAAACGCATTATTTCTCGTTCGTCAGCTCCACTGCCAACTCTTATGGTAGTCTCATTATCACCAATAATTTTAGGGTTGACGCCCCTAATTTTTTCTTTATCGGAATTAATATGAAAACTCATGGTGTTCCCTGTGCTCTTGACTTTTTTCCTATATTATATTTAGCATCAAGCCCAAGCAATACTAATAACTTCTGTAGATACTGCCCACTTAATTGTTTGTACAGTTCCAGATCTTACAGTAGAATAACTAAAACGATTGGTTGCTGTGAATGGTTCAATTGTCCATGATTCACCAGTAGGAACATCGTGTTTAATAATTGTCAACATACTTGAAAGAACTGATGTTGCACCAACTGCATCACAGTAAACTGCACTTTCAATTTTTCCAGAATATACAACTCCTGATGGATTAACACCAAGAAAATGACCTGTAACAAAATTAACAGTGTTATTGTTGATTGTAATTTGGGTTCCAACAGCATCTAACTGAAGTGTGGATGTATTAACACCTCGTAAAATATAATTTGTTGTTTTACTGTCAGTATAAAACTGATTTTTCATCTCAATAGAGTTGAGAGACATAGCATTATGCTTCTCATCAATGTGGACTGTTTCGTCTACAGAATATCCACCAAGGGATTCAAACTTTTCTAAATTGGTAGCCATTTACTTAATTTCCTGAATTAGTACGGTGAACTGAATGATATCAGCAACAGTGTGATTATCTGTCAATGTCAATGTAATTCTTGGTTCTGTAGAAGCAGTAAAGTCAAATGATGCTGCAAATCCATCAGCAGAAGTATTCAATGCGGCATATTCACTGTAGAAAATATCCGTACCATTATCTATAACTGAAAACTCTGCCATAGATCTTTTTCCAGAATCTGATTTAGAAACTACAGTTACTTTACAACCCTTTGAAGTTGAACTATCATAGAGAACTACAGCGGATGATTCTAAACCTCCTTTGTCCAATGTAAATGTAGAAGTTTTAAGTTTATAATCAGCTAGTTCAAATTCTTTTAGATCACCATCAAAAATCTTAACTCCATTAAATGATCCAGACCCAAAGGTTGTGTTCAGATAAACATCACCCTGATCATCTAATCTAAGGATAGGATCTGTATTTAATCCAGAAGATAATCCCAGATCAAAATACTGTTTTGTGCTGCTGATAAATGTTCTAGTTGAATCAGTGTTATCAATAGTAGTGTCATTAGTGTTTAACGTTAAAGTTGCTGTGTCAAGAGCAAGACTTGTTCCACCACTAGTTGTAATTGTATCAATGTTTGTAAAATCTAATTCAGATTCGGACAACTGAAGTGTATTTTTATTGTTGTTATAGAAATACAGAATGTTCTCGTTCTGACCAGGAGCAGTTTCTGGAATGATGTAAGTATTGCCATCAACGTCTCTAACACCACCAAGTGAAGACCAGTTAGTACCACTGTATCCTTCAAACTGTTGAATATCAGTGTTGAAACGAATAGAACCAGGACCAGCAGCTGCAATTTGTTTTTCGTTGTCAGTACCAGCAGGAATTCTAAAATGTGTATTTGACAGTACAATTGTTTGCTTGCCTGCGTTTGGTTCAATGATTAAATCTTGAACCGTTGTTGAAATTCTATTGTCATGCAGTTTTAACTCAGATCCAATGATCAGAGGACAATTTTTAAAAGGTCCAATCCTAACTTCTTCAGCGTTATCAAATGTGATTGATGAAACTGCTTTTTGACTCCAAGTTAATTGTGAAGTACCATTGTTCAATGCTCCTGTTGTATGTGTTGGTTCACCTCCTGAAGTAGCAGTAGATCCAGCACCAGTTACTTCATATAGATTATTTCTGTATTTGATATATTGTCCAAGGGTTACTGGAGTATTCGCAGTCCATTCTACATATGTTGGAAGTCCTAACTTTGTAGAAGAGATTGTTTTAACTCCTGTAAAATCTAAGGAATTTGGAGTTAACTTTAATGTGTTTACAGCATCATTGTAGAACCATAATATATTATCATTTGCTCCAGCAGTAAGTTCTGCTAAGATATAAGTATTGCCATCAATATCACGAACACCACCTAGAGAAGACCAAGATGTTGTAGTAGAATTATAACCTTCGTATTGGTTATTATCAGTATTAAATCTAATTGCACCATTTTGTGCAATAGGTGATTGTGGTCTTTCTAAAGTATCTCCAACAGGAAGAACTAACGCAGTGGTTCCTGATACTTTTGCAATTCTTCCTCCAGCAGGAGCAATAGTCAAATCATTAGCACCAATGCTGCTAATTTCTGCCAATTCAATTTGAAGAACATCTGAAGAACTGAAAGTTCCTGTAGATTTGACAACACCAGTGGTAGTAATATTACCATTGGTATTACTTATCTGTAAATTAGCTCCAACATTAAGTGGATTATTTACATTTAAACTTAAGGCAGTTAATTCTAGATTGGTAGAAGAATCAATTTGTTCTACAACGAGATTTGTAGTTGTAGTATTATCTGCGGAAATATTAGTAATATTTCCTTGTGTGGTTGTTATTGATGTAGTTGCGTTTACAGTTGCACTAGAAACTTCACCAGTTAAAACGTTTGTGCTTACTGTATTTGATGAAGAAACAGCATTTACATCTAAAATAAATCCAGTTCCAAAAGTTTTTGGATTATTTGCATCAATAGTAATTGAAGATGATCCACCTTCTCCAGTATGACTATCATCTGGGGTAGAACAATAATAATATAAAGGTGTTGGTGTTGTTGCTGTAACTTTGATTGTTAATGTAGTTGCTGTTCTAGTAACACCATCTGTATATTCTGCACCATAAAATTTTAATACTGCAGTTCCAGAAGCAGTTGGATTAACACTTAAAGTTAGTGTAGTACCACTATCCACACTTTCCACAACTGTAGATTGATCAACAGTTCCAGTACCAGAAACAGCTTCAACAACCATTCCAGCTACAATTCCTGTAGTAGAAGAAACTGTAATTTGTTTATTGCTAGTTAACAAACTAGCGGTAATGTTTTCAATTAAACTTTGTCCCCATCTTCCTTCTGGGAAAGAACTTAATGCAAATGTGTGAGTAGAATTTGTTGGATCACTGAGATCAAACTGATATGTGTTTCCAACATAAAAAGTAAAACTTGGTTGTAAAGTATATCCAGATCCTACATCTAACTTGTAAAAATAATCTGCATCTGCAGCAACTGTATTTACTTCAAAGGTTGGGGAAGTTGTTCCCACTTTTCTTAATACATCACCTGTTTGGAATGTACCCTCTAGATCCGCTTCTATAATATTTCCACCATTTAAAGTTGTCTTTACAACAGCAATACCTGATTGAGATGTTCCATCTGATTTTTCTAACTGATCACCAGCAGCAAACGCACTGGAAGCAGGAGCACTAACAAATGTGTGTGTATATCCGTCTACATTAACTACGGGGTATACAATTGGATTTACTAAATCTGTAGAAATAACATTTAAATCGTCTCCTACCGCATATCCATTACCACCACTAGTAATATCCACACTCTCAACAACACCCAACGCATCAATCGTGTATTGGAATGAAGCAGTACCAGATCCATATGGAGGAGCAAATGATAATGTTGCAGATCCTGCCTGTGTTGGATTTTTATCTAAAACAATAATATTACTGTTAGAATCAATACTGAGAATTTTTGTGTTTGCTGCTAATGTTCCTGTTCCAGAAGTTACAGTTACAACAGCACCAATTAAAAGTCCATTTTTTGAACCAACAACAACTTCTGCTAAATTGCCTGCAGATTCAAATGTAAGACTTGCTGCACCTGCGACAGTAGGAATATCAGATAAAGTAATTTCTGTAGCATTATCTACAGATGCTACTGTAGTATTACCAGCTAATGCTCCAGTATCTGTTTGTCCTCCAAATACTATCATACCTGCTACAATTCCAGTAGTAGATGTTACTGTAATAGTAGCACTCGCATCGCTAAGAGTTGTTGAAAGAGGACCAACAGTTCCTTTTAGTTCACCACTAGTAGAAACTGCAGCAGGTAGAGTTAAAACATCTGATACTTGATATCCAGTTCCTTTGTCACTGAATAATAATTCAGTTACTTTTCCTGGTGTCGTAGAAATTGTATACTGAAATCCTGCACCAGCTCCACCAACATCAGCATTGTTAATTTCAAGAATATTATTTAACTGATAGTTTGTACCAGAATCTGTAATAACTACTTGATTAATAGTTCCTTGATAATCAAAACTACTGACAGTCCATTGAAATCCAGAACCACCAAATGACTGACCACCAATATCACGTTGAGAAGCACTTAAAACATCTCCAACTTGATAACCAGATCCTAGGGTTACGTTAGAAACGCCAGTAATCGCACCACCAGAGTCAACAGTAATGTTGGCTGTTGCACCAGATCCATAAGATCCAGCAGTACCAGTAGTAATAGTAACAGCAGCACCCATACCATCATGAGCAGTACAATTGTATTTAATTGACTCGTTAGGTGCGCTTGGTTTAATAATTAATTGTACAGTAGCATTTGCCGTGCCAGGAGTTCCTTTTGTAATTACAGAATAATTTTCTCCTAATGTTCCTCCTTGTGTAGTTTGAAAAACAAATGGGTGTGTATCATTTGATGCATCTGAAACATCAAACGTATATGAATTTCCTTTTATTAATGTTAGTGCCTGTTGCGTAACACCATTAATTTGGTATACATTAGCTGGTGGAGGAGTTCCTAGATTTGTTGTACTAGTAACTGTATAAGTTGTTGTGGGAGTATTTAATAAAGTTACTGCTTGATAACTATTAGTTTCATATCCTGAACCAGGAGCACTAATAGTTCCAAGAATAAAAGCATCTCCTGTAATATCAATAGTTCCAATAGCACCAGCACCACTTCCTGTTGTTGGTGTAAGTGGAACCGCAGTGTAAGATCCTGGTATATATCCTGCACCAGGAACACTAACAACACCACCAATAGATGGGATGTTAAAGTCTACAATAGCACCAGATCCATTTCCACCAGATAAACTTACACTACTATATTGACCTGGAACGTAATTATCCCCTGTTGTTGTGATAGTTCCAGTAAACTTAGTAACAACAAATTCTGCTTGTGCTCCAGTTCCACTACCACCATTTAACGGAATATTAGCAAAAGTTCCATCATCATAGTTTTGACCTGGAGCATTGATAGAAACACCAGATGTTTCAATAAGTTTTCTTGTTAGTAAAATATTTCTAAACGAATTTAGACTATCATTAGAAATATTAAAGAGATCCTTTGAATTATGAACGAATCCAAGGGCTCCCTGTGATGGTTTGTAAATACCAAGAGATGAATCAGTAGTAAATGCTAATGATGGTAATGGTTTTGTACCATCTCCAATTTTCAAAATGCCAGTAGATAGATCACTACCACCCTGACTAATGCTAAAAATTTGATCACCAATTTGATTAATCTTTTGCCTTTGATTCTCAAAAGTATCAGTTTTTGCGACGTTAATTGATGGCATTTTTTACTAACTCTCTAAGTAGTGATTTAATTTCAGAAACTTCATTCTTCAACATATTTATGTCGTCCAACGCGGAACCAAGCTGTTTTGACTTACGTCTTGCAGTGATTGCAGAATCGTCAAGATTGATTATGGCACCTGTGTTCTTGTCTCTCACAAGATCATCATGTCCTTTAACTTTAATATAGTCCATACGCGGAACCTAGAATGCAGCAACAGCACGTATATCTTGAATCTTAGGAGAGAATGCAGGATCAACACCAAGCATGACAATTTTAATAGCAAATGAAGAATATTCTTCAATATCAGATACACTATATTTAAGATCTTGATAAGAAGATTGTTTCTCAACAACACTTGATATTGTGTTTTCTGTAGTTGCTAATTCTAAAGTATCTGGTTGTCCATTACCATTGAATAATATCCAATCAATATCATCAAAGTTATCTTGACTAGATGCTTTTTTAAACTTATAAAGAACTTGGATATTAGAAATGTCCTTAACATTTGCCATTAGATGTACATCAATAGCAGTTGCTGGATTGTTAATAACAACTTCCTTAGTTACATACTTAGCAATTGCAGAACCATTCTTAGAAGTATCTTCTGAAACAAAATCAACACCATTTGAATATGTAATCTTACCTACCTCTAGATAATTAGCTTCTTCATCTGGTTGATTTGGATATTTAATAAAGTCTCCTATACGGAAGATATCAGCAATTTGATCACCTACAACAGAATTTCTATTGTATAAAGCATTGTCAACAATCTTATCAGTATAATTGTCATTAATTGGTTTAATATCAACTCTAGCAGTTAATTCTTGAGTCTGACTATTCCAAATAACTGTTTTACCAGTAATGGTATTGTCATATGTTTCAAGAATTACAGAAGGATTACGTGCTACAATAGTAGAAGCATCTGCAATAGATGCAAATACTTGTGTTGGATTAGAATCAACAGTAACATTAGTTAATGCAGTTTGATTCCCTAGATTTACTTTCTCACCTTTTTGGAAGAATTGACTTGTCTTAACTCTAACATATACAACTTGACCATTAACTCTTGCAATAGTTCCAGATGTCTTAGAAGTCTGACCTTCAATTGTTTGATTAGCTTGTAATTCTGTTCCAGCATTACCAGCAAGATCAAATTGATATACAGGATAGAATTCAATAACTTGATCTCTTCTACCAAATCTACTCTCTTGACCAGTAGCATTTTCAATTCTATTAGTGATTGTTTTAACAGATGCATTAGAAAGGTCAATAATTGGACTCAAATGAGACACAGTAGACGATATTTTCATCTTATAATCTAGAGATGATGAAATACTATTCAAAGTTTCATTAATATCAGAAGCAATCATCTTCTGATTTGTAAAGTAATGTGGTTCATTTAAGAATGTTTTTTCATATTCAGTTTGAGAATATGAAGTGTAATTAGTTGTACTAGAATCTACTGGAACAACATTAGTTGTTTTTACAGAAACATCTAGAACAGTGCCTGTGAATGTTAGATAGTGAATTTGAGGATATAAAGTTTCAAATTTTCTATTATGACTTGCATATACAGAAGTACCACCACCAACAGAGTTTCCTGCAGCTTGAGATGTAGAAAGAACACTATACGAATCAACTCCAGAATTACTAACTTGGAATAAGTTACTATTAATATTAGAGGCAGTAATACCACCAGTCTCTAATGCAGTTCTATAGAAAACATAAGAATTTCCACTATCTTCAAAACCATGATCTCTATGATTTACTTTAAGAACTGCGTTGTTGTTCTTGAATAGTACAGATGTACTAGCAGAATTGGAGCTTGCATTTGTTTCAATTGGATTTGCATCCAACAGTTC